CGCCGGGATTGACTTGTCGAGTATTCATGATGTGACGGCGTTGTGGTTGGGGTTCCCGCAGGCGGATGGTTCTTGGCGGATGATTTGGCGGTTCTGGTTACCGGCGGCGTGGGTTGCGATGCGTCCAACTCATGCGTTGTCGGAGTGGGCCCGGCAGGGGCATATCACGGTGACGGATGGGGATGTGATTGATTTCGAGTCGATTCAACGTCAGGTTGAGCGGGACGCTGAGCGGTTCACGATTCGGGAGTTGGGGCATGATCCGTGGCAGTCAACGCAGATGATTCAAGCGTTGGCGGATCAGGGGTTGGTGACGGCGAAGGTGACGCAGGGGATGGCGACGTTGACTGATCCGACGAAGGAGTTGGAGCGGTTGGTGGCGGCGCGTTTGTTTCATCACAACAACAATCCGGTGGCTCGGTGGATGGTCGACAATGTGGTTTTGAAGCAGTTGGGTGATCAGATGAAACCGGAGAAGGCGAAGTCGATGGACAAGATTGATGGGGTTGTGGCGGCGGTGTTTGGGTTGGAGCGTGGGTTGCGTGCTGACCCGGTGGCGGATCCTGCCGTGTCGTGGTTGTAGTGGATTTTCAGGATGTTCTAGTAATCACCGGTGTTGTCGCCATAACGGCGGGCCTCACTCTTATCGCCCCCGCGCTCGGCCTGATTGGCGGCGGCACCGGTCTCATCGCCCTCGCTTACTCAGTGAAAGAAGACGCTGAATGAAACTGTTCCGACCCCGCCAGTCGTCACCCGAGTCTGATACGCGGGCGGCCATGCTCGAGTTGTATGAGACGTACAAGTCGGGGAAACCACAGTCGTTGGATACGTCGTTTTTGGAGTATGCGACTAGTGGGTTGAAGGCTACTGGTGCGGTGTTCGCGGTGATTCTGGTACGAATGCACCTGGTTAGTCAGGGCCGGTTTTATTGGCGGGATTATTCAACTGGTGAACGGTTGCCGGATGGTGACGATCAGAAGGGTTTGGGGATTCTGCGTCGCCCCTGGCCGAACGGCAGCACGGGTGATCTGCTGGCTCGCATGGAACTCGACGCCAGCCTGGCCGGCAACGCGTACGTTCACCGCGCCACTCGTCCCGAAGGCGGTGTCCGGTTGCAACGTTTACGTCCCGATTGGGTGAGTGTGGTCCCATCATTGGACCGGACCGAGATCCTCGGATACTTGTACAACCCGACCGGGATGCCAGGCGGCCAATCGGTGACGGTCCCGGTGGCGGATATGGCGCACTACGCCCCCGTCCCCGACCCGGAGCATCCGTTCCGTGGCATGAGTTGGATGACACCGGTAGCCCGCAGCATCAACAACGTTGTGGATATGGCCGACTTCCAATCCAAATATTTGAGTAACAGTGCCACACCGAATCTGTTGGTGAAGGTGATGGGGAAGTTGGCACCGGAACAACGGGAAGCACTCAGTTATCAATTAGATCGCGGGCACACCGGGGTCGGGAACGCCGGCCGTACCCTCCTCCTCGAAGGTGGAGCCGATGCCACTCTGATCGGCGGTGGCATCGACAGGGCATTCACCATGAGTAAAGCGGCCGCCGAGAACGAAATCGCATCAGCGTCCGGTGTGCCCGCAATTCTCGCCGGCCTCAAAGAAGGCTTACAAGCCGCCACCTACTCAAACGCCGCCCAGGCTCGCAGGGTGTTCGCGATGGGTACCGGCCGGTTCCTGTTACAAAACTCGGCTGAAGCCCTGTCCACGATCCTCCCATCCAAACCGAGGGAAACCGCTGAACTCTGGTACGACGACACGCGTATCAGTTGGTTCAACGAAGACGCCACCGAAACAGCTGCCATCAACCAGGCGAAAGCGTCAACGATGGAAACACTGATCCGGTCCGGTTATGTCCCTGACGGTGTCGCCAAAGCCGTCGAATCCGGTGACTACAGCAGCCTCACCCACTCCGGGCTGACCAGTGTCCAACTCCAACCACCAGGAGAACCAGAACCCGAACCCGAATCCAATGGGCAAGTCGAACCCGCTGCCCTCGAGGAGCTAACACTATGAACGCACCCACCGACTACCTAGTCAGAATGAACACTGCCGGCTTCGGCATCGGTGACGACGGGAACACCCTCTACGGTTACCTCGCTGTCTTCAACGAAGACACCCGTATCAACAACTGGGAAGGTGACTTCACCGAACGTATCGCCCCCGGCGCTTTCAACCGCACCCTCGAACGTCGCGGGCATCGGGTCAAAATCCTCTACGACCACGGGCTCGACCCCAGTGTCGGTAACAAACCCCTAGGGAAACCCTCCGAACTCCGTGAGGACGCCAAAGGCTTATTCGTAGAAGTCCCCCTCGACGACACCTCCTACAACCGTGACCTCAAAGCCAGCCTCGCCAGTGGTGCGATTGACGGGATGAGTTTCCGATTCTCAGTCCCCGCTGGTGGTGACGAATGGGACGACACCGGTGACACCCCCGTCCGAACCCTCAACGAAGTCATCCTCCACGAAGGCGGTCCCGTCACATTCCCCGCCTATGAGGGAGCCTCCGCTGGCATTCGCACCAGTGATGATTTACAGCAGTGGCGGAACGGATGCAACCGCACCACCGACACCACTACCGACAACGAAGTTTCTGTGACAGTTGAGCCCGCCATTGGCACTTCAACTGGCGCCGACGACCCGCCCACTGTGGCACTCGTCAACCCAGCAAGGCAACTGCTAGAGCAGATGCACCATCAACTCATGGAAGTGTAAAACACATGACTAATGAAGAGATGCGGGAGCGCCTCGAGTCCATTAAGGACGAAGTAGGCGAGCTCGCTGAACTCGAAGAACTCAACGAGGAGCAGGCGGAAACGCTTGAGGCTCGTAAAGGTGAGTTCGCAACTTTGAAAGAGCGCGTTGATCGCGCTACCGAAATTCGACGCATTCAAGAGGCTGCCGCTGAGCTCGGTGGGATGCTGCCTGGTGACAACAGTGACCCGGTGGAAGCCCCTGAGAAGGGACGCGGGCATGATCCTTACGATCTGACCGGTGTGTCCTCACGCGACGGAACCGAACTTCGCTCCAGGGCCATGACGGCTATTGAGGGAATGCCGGTGCCTGAGCGGCTGCGCGGTGATGGCGCTGACGACATTCGTCAGAGCATGACGAACCTGGTTGAAGAGGGCAACGCCACCGTGGCCGAGCACATCCTCCTCACCAGCAACCCCGACTACGTTGGAGCGTTCAACAAGTTCAGTGCTGGTCGTGAGTTCCTCATGTCCGACGCTGAGAAACGTGCTTACCAGGCCGTGCAGGAATATCGTGCTGTCACGATCTCCACCGGTGCTGGCGTACTCGCCCCCGCGTTTATTGACCCGACTGTCATTCTGAGTAACACGGGAACTAATAACCCGTTTAGGCAGATCAGTCGCGTCGTGACCACCACCACGAATACGTGGAATGGTGTCACCAGTGCGGGTGTGACCGCGTCATGGGACGCTGAGGCAGCTGAGGTGAGCGACGACGCTCCTTCCTTGACTCAGCCGACTATCACGGCTTACAAGGGTCAGGCGTTTGTCCCCATCAGCTTCGAAGCTTATGAGGACCAGCCCGGACTCGGCACTGAGGTCGCTCGCATGTTCGCGGACGCTAAGGACCGTCTCGAAGGCACTGCCTTCGCGACGGGTTCAGGCAGCGCGCAGCCTTTTGGTGTGATGGTCGCAGTAGCGGCTACTGCCGGTTCCCGCGTCGCCGCGACCACGAACGATAGTTACGGTCTTGTCGATCTCTACGCGTTGGCAAATGACCTGCCGGCGAGGTGGGAAGAAGATCCCTCCACGGTGATCGTCATGAACAAAGCCATCCTTAACCTGACTCGTCAGTTCGCGACTGCGAACAATTACAACGGGTTCTTGGTTGATTTGGCGCCGGGTTCGACTGGCCGTTTTGGTCGGACGATCTTGGGTTACCCGACGTACACGTCTTCGGACATGGACGCCGCCCTTGGGACTACTGACGATGACATCGCGATCTTGGGCGCGTTCGATCAGTACGTGATTGTGGACAGGATTGGTGCGAGCGTTGAGTTTGTTCCGAACTTGTTCCATACGACTACGAACTTGCCGTCTGGGCAGCGTGGTTGGCTCATGCACTGGAGAGTCGGAGCAGACTCGATTCTGGACGATGCGTTCAGGGTGCTTCGGATTTGAAATAACTGGAAGTTGGTATGGGTGGGGGTATTGCTCCCACCCATACCCCTACTTGGGGGAAAATGGCCAACGCAATCGCAGATCGCAACACGCCCGAATACCGGGCGCTGGACGCCCAGCGTGCTCGAGCTCGTCGAGCGGCGAAACGAGCTGAGTGGAACATGGCATGTCGGACATGTGGCAGCCCTCTGCAGTATTCGGGGGTCGGCCAACCGCCGAAGTATTGCGATGCAAAATGCAAAGAGAACGCAAGGCCACCTGGATACCTACTCGCTTGGCAGCGTGCCAACCGCGATAAGGCGCGGGGCTATACCAAGAAGTGGCATCAGAAAAAGGTTGCGGAAGACCCAGAGTATGTCGCTCGCAAGAACGCGGCCAGTCGTCGACCGACCCTGGAGTCCATTGACCCTTACGGAGCAGCGACATACATGGCGGTGTGGGCTCGGTTTGAGTATTACGGGTGGAAGTGCTGGATCTGCAAGACGGAGCTCACCCCGGAAACGGTGACTCGGGATCATGTGAAGCCAGTGTCAGCGGGTGGGTTGCATGTGCCAGCGAACATTCGGCCGGCGTGTCAGCCGTGCAATTCGAGCAAAAACAACCGGTGGCCACTGTCGCCGGATGAGTTGAAAGTGAGTGCCTAGATGGCTGATCAGTTGATTGCGAAGGATTCGTTTTTGGTGATGGATCCGAAGACGGGTGAGAATCACACGATTGAGAAGGGTGAGGTGCGTTCGGCTCGTCACAAGATGGTGAAGTTGGCTCCGTGGGCGTATGTTGCGCCGGTGGAGGTTGCGTCTGAGGAGGAACCGGTGACGACGTTCACGCCGAAGAAGGACAAGTCCTGAGTGTGGAGTCGGCTACGGTCGTGCCAGGCGAGAAGCGGACAGTGACCCGTGAGCATCATCATCATTCGCTGATTAACGGGGAGATTATTCCGTTGTCAGCGGATCATGAGTGCCCGGATTCTCGGGTTCCTTGTTTCACGGGTTTGGGTCGGGCGTGTGTGGAGAAACATGACTGACAAGGTTGTCTTCGCCAACATCTCCCCCGGCCAAGTCGACACGGAAATGTTCGACGCTGTCCTATCAACAGTGGTACGGGATCAGATGCGGGATAAGCGCATTGTGGGGAAGATTGTCAAGTTCGCTGGTGCGAACGTTTCGAATAGTCGGAACATGGTTGTGAATGATTTCCTTGAGCAGTTCCCAACGGCTGATTGGTTGTGGATGGTTGATTCGGATATGACGTTCACGGCGGATGCGTTG